CAGTTAGGCGTTACATTGAAGCAAAATATGAATTCGAGGTAGCTTCTGCAGCCGTGAGAGCTATAGAGACCAAAAAAGCAGCATTAGAGAATCTAGTAAAATTACATGGACAACAATACTTTGCTGGTCCAAAAGTTCCAAGAGATCTACGAAAAGAATGGGAAAATGTGAAGGACAAGTTAATATCCAAGAGGATAGCGGACAAACTAAGGATCTGAGAGGCGAGTATGACTGGTAGTATATGGACCGACATTCTGCTAGCTATCACAATTGTGGTTATGCTCTTTGTAGCCATTCCATTTCTGATCTATTTATGGAGTAAGGCGCAAATGGCCGGATGGCTAACAACGCTTATTCAAACACTGAGAGACTATGAGGACAATACGCACAAGTTTGAGCCAGAAGACCACGATAAGGAGGAAGAAGCATGAACACTAAGAACTACTTCATAGGGAAAATTTTATCTAGCGTAAAGAAGATGGATGAGCAACGGTTTGGGTATCTTTCATTGCCAAGAGGATTCCCTGTCTTTACACCAGAGCCGGAAACAAGGATGTGGTTAGACTTCATACCCTACCGAGTAAGTGATCCAAACCATCCGAATAGAGATGATGATCTGAACATCGCCACACCTGGATCTTTGTGGTACAAGAGGCCTTTCCGAGTGCACAGAGGTGTTGGGATCAACAATAAGATGATCGTATGCCCTACGTCTATAAGGAAGCCATGTCCAATTTGTGAGTATAGGATAAATCAAAGGAGAAACGGTGCCAAATGGGAAGAGATTAGCCCACTCAGACCATCGGAACGGAACCTCTACATTGTGATACCAAAGCGATCCAAGGTTCATGATGAGATACCACATATCTGGAATGTCTCCTATCATCACTTTGAGCGGTTGCTCATTGACGAGTTGAGGGAGAACAGTGACTATGAGAAATTCCCATCTTTGGAGGATGGCTATACGTTAAAGATCCGCTTTGACGAGCAATCGATCGGTGGTAGAAGGATCGCAGTCCCAGTTCGGATTGACTTTGAACCTCGTGACTACGCCTACGATAGCGATATACTAACCAAAATTCCAGATCTAGACAAAGTCTTGGTTATCATGGACTACAAGGAGATCGAAAGTATATTTTTCGAGGGAGAAGTACCGGAGTCTACACAAGATGAATCCGAGGATCTTGAGGTAACTAGATGGGAGCCTAAGGTAATCCCGGTCAAAAAGAAGGACGTTGAGGAGGAGGAAGAGGATGATATTCCACTTGATGATGTGAAGCCAGCAAAACGCACAACCGTAAAGGAATCAAGTGGAAAATCAAACGAGAAATGTCCACATGGACACAGGTTTGGCGTTGATGGTGACAAATTCCCAGAATGCGATAGATGCTCAATTTGGGAGGACTGCACGGAGCCTGAGTGATGATAGTATTTGAGCGTACCAATCCGCCTAGTGAAGATACGTCTTCACTTGATAAGCAGATCTCTACTCGCATAAGGAAGGCAAGGTCCAAAGAGCCTTCTCCTCCTATAGGGGAAACTACCAGGGTTATAAGCACTGGATCTACCCTCTTGGACCTCGCCATATCAGGAGGGGTTTTTCCCGAGGGAGGTATCCCCTTTGGAATCATGGTGGAGATCTTTGGACCGTCTGGATCAGGAAAAACGGTCCTGCTTTGTGAGATTGCTGGGAGGGTTTTGAGAGAAGGTGGAAACGTGATGTTCCACGATCCTGAAGGCAGACTCAACTTCCAGTTCGCGTCTCTGTTTGGAGTGGACCGTCACAAGATCTCCTACACCATGCCGAATACCATCTCGGAAGTTTTCAAGTCTATACGCAAATGGGAACCCGAAAATCCGCAAGCTCCTAGTGCCATCTTCGCTGATTCTTTAGCCGCTTTGTCTACGGAGATGGAACTTGAAGACGAGGACAAAATGGGTATGCGTAGAGCTAAAGAATTCAGTGAAGAATTGAGGAAGACATGTAGAGTTTTAGCGAATAAAGGGTATCTCCTCATCTGCTCCAATCAGATAAGACAGAACCTGGATGCGGGTCCATTTGGCCAAAAGTATATCAGCCCTGGTGGGGAGGCTATTGGCTTTTATTCGAGTCTTCGCCTGAGAACATCGAAGCCTAAGCAGATCAAGCAAGAGAGGACCATTGGTAACAAGACCATCTCGCGAGTTATTGGGGTAGAGGTCCAGATCGAGGTGTTCAAAAGTTCCATATGGAAACCATTCAGAACTGCCCCTCTTACGATTCTATATGACTACGGAATTGATGACATACGAGAGAATCTCCAATATGTGAAGGAGATGACTGGCGCGAATGCTTACTACGTGGAAAACGAAAAGCTTAGCAATTCCATCGAGAAGGCGATAGCATTAGTGGAGCGGAATGGTCTTCAAGATGCCTTGAAGCGGCAGGTGATTCGAATTTGGAACGAGGTGGAGGAACAATTCTCCTTGAAGAGGGCTCCTCGTTTCGCGCCAATGCCCACGGAGTCTACCAATGTCGAAGGAACAGAAGAAGGCAAGGAGAAAGAATAGTAAGCAGAAAGGTAGTTCCTTCGAGAGGCAGATCTGTAAAGAGCTCTCCTTATGGTGGAGCGATGGAGAGGATCCCGATGTTTTTTGGCGTTCTCCTGGAAGTGGCTCCTGGGCAAGGGGAAAGGGATCCGAAGCTCCCGGTTGGGGTGATGTAGTCGCATTGAAACCTGAGGGAGAGCTTTTCACTAGCCACGTGGTAGTCGAAATCAAGCGAGGCTATGGAGACTTGGATTCGATCTCTGCTAACTCGAAGGAAACTGGAAAGTTGGTCCGATTCCTGAAGAACTTGGAACATATCTGCCTCGAGGAGGCTCGCAAGAGGTTTCCAGTCCTGATTTACAAGAAGGATCGATCGCCAACGATGATTTGTATTCCGCTCGAATTGGCGAGGATAGCAGAGATTTGTCCACCGGCGAAGATGGATATGATTACCGTAACCTTATCTTTTCCCGTACTGGAAAAGACTTATGTGGCGATGAAATGGAGTGATTTCACAGAGTGGATACTACCCGATACGATAAGATACGCTTTGTCTCAGGGATAGTATGGCTAAAAAACCATTACGCTCACCAATATGGTGGTTTGGTGGAAAAGGGAATATGATAGGTAAACTATTGAAGTTGATTCCTCCCCATAAGATTTATGTAGAAGTTTTCGGTGGAGGAGGATCTCTACTTTTTGCTAAAAAACCGTCTCCAGTAGAAGTCTATAATGATATCGATTCGGGATTAGTCAATTTCTTCAGGGTTTTAAGAGATCCGGAGAAATTCGAGAGATTCCACAAATTAGTGTCCCTTACACCTTATTCTCGAGAGGAGTACTACTTTTGTAGAGACACTTGGAAAGATTGTGAGGATGAGATAGAGAGGGCTTACAAGTGGTTTGTGGTTGCTAGAATGAGTTTTAGTGGAGATTTTGGGGAGGGTGGTTGGAGTTACACTATTTCTGCTACTAGTAAAAACATGGCTTCTGCTTGTTCAAGGTGGCTTTCAGTGATAGAAGATCTACCACAAATTCACCAAAGAATTATGCGAGTTCAAATTGATCATAAGGACTTTAAGGGAGTTTTTCCCACATACGATACACCCGAAACTTTGTTCTACTGCGATCCTCCTTATGTTTTGAATACTCGGAAAGGAGTGAGATACCAATACGAAATGTCTCTCAAAGACCATGAAGACCTAGTTAAAATACTTCTCGGATTGAAAGGAATGGTTTTACTATCGGGTTATAAACATCCCGTTTATGATCCTCTAGAGCGAGCGGGGTGGAAAAGAATCGATTATGAAACTGCTTGTCACGCTGCGGGTAGAACAAGACTCACTGGAATACTAGGCGAAGGCTCGGCCAGAGAAAAACAACCGAGAACCGAAAGTGTGTGGATATCACCTAATGCTTTAGTACGAAGACAGCCGTTGCTGACATTGATGAGTCATGAAACTAACCTTGAAGAACTTCCAGAGCCATAAACACTCCGAGATTCAAATCTCGGAAGGCATAACCGCCCTCTTGGGTGATAACGACGTGGGAAAGACGGCCGTGGTTCGAGCTTTGAGATGGCTTTTTTGGAACCGTCCGTCGGGAGACGCTTTCCGGTCTCATTGGGGTGGGCCTACAGAGGTCCGATTGGACACTGACCGCGGTTGGATTGCTCGTTATCGGGATGCGAAAAGCAACCTTTACCTCGTAAATGGAACGGAACTTCGAGCCATAGGCCTTCAGGTTCCTCAGGAGGTTTCGGACTTCTTCCGAGTCGATGAGATCAATTTTCAGTTTCAATCCGATCCTCCATTCCTTCTGGCTATGTCACCAGGGGAGCGTGCTAACTACCTACAAAGAATTACGAAGATGCTAACGATCTCGGTCGCCGAGGACATCCTCAAACGCAGGATCAAATCTATGTCCGCTGAGTTAGCCAACTTGGATTCAGAGATTCAACGAATCCGTGCTCAGAGGACTCGATATGCCGGACTAGATGACGTGAAGCATGAAATCGACTCTCTACGTGATACGGAGCTGACCTTAGAGGAAAAAAAGAGGTCCTTGGACTCCTTG